GAGCATGCGATGATGGAAACGTCCCAGACCACCCTTCTAAGTTAAACGACGGAGCGCTTATGACACGGGTGGCGAACCCCCCGCATCTGCACAGCACACTAGAAGTCTCATAAACCTCTAGCGCCTCTGTGCGTTGTCCGCAATCGCAGACAAATTCATACATTCTTTTCATTCAAGTCCTCGTATGCTCGTTCGCTGACGCTTTTAAGCGTTTGTAGCCAAATAAGGATAGAAATCTCGCCTTTGCGGAATTGTAGACTTTTTTCGTCCGCAATGGTAGCGACATTGTTTAACGGGATGAGCATGTTGTCAACATCCTCCATCAAGTCAGCCCAGCCTTGGCGGGAGAACAGGTCAAACCGATCCTCATAATATTTTTGAAGTTCTTGATTCACTGTTTGCTCCTAGCTAACATGGTTGCGGCGATTTGAAGCATTGCCTTTGCTTGGTCAAGGTCTTCAGGCTGGGTGGCCCATCCAACCGTAATCTGCCCAACAAAGCGTCCTGGCTCTGGCGGGACACTAATACGGCATGTATAGGCGACTCCTCTGGCAATATACCAAAGCCCCATTTCTGATTGGGCTGACTTGTATTCGCCGCAAGGTATCTCACTTGCCATCAGTTTGACCACATCAGCGTTATTTGCCGCATTCTGGGTAAAAAGCCCAACATCTAGGCCGTCATTGGTCTTGTCCCTGCCGTTTTTGCCATAGGCGCGATACAGGATGCGCGTGCCGAACATGCTGTTGACCTTGAACACCGCTACCACCAGGGCGCCAGATTGCTTAAAAAGGTGGGCGGCTGCGTCCTCGACCCGATCTTCAGCGATTGTGGGTATCTTTTTAGATTCCTTGTAAGCCCCTATCAAAAGCTCTTGGTTTGTATATACAAAATACCCAGAAAAGGTTAAAACCGCCATAAGCACCATTGCAAACAGCCTAAAAGGGCTGGATACATAGGCCAGAATTTTGTCAACCAGTGCAAGACGCTCATCTGCCATATCTCACCCGCGCTGCTCAAGAATGCCAAAGGTGAAATACCCAATAAACCCAAGAATTGCAAAGAGGACAAGCGCTACCAGCACGATCTCAACGACCTCATCGACTTCTTTCTTGCGCTTTTCAGCAGCCTCACGCTCACGCCGTGCATCATGTGCAGATTCGACATCCATTGCCGCTGCGCGGGACTTAATCTTGTTCCAGACATCTACCTTGCCGGACTGCATAAACAGCAGTTGCAACTCGTCCTCAAACCGCTTTGCCTGATCCAGAGCCATCTCGATCTGGATGGCCGTACCCATTGAGGACTTGGACTTCTTGGCGGCAACAACAGCCTTGGTAGCCGCGCTTTTAGCGTCAAAATATTTACCCAACACAGGGCCGAGAGACGATACATCGTCAACAGTCTTGCTGACCTTTTTAATCAGTGCGACTGCTGCCTGTATGCCTGCGAGGGCCGTTAGTGGATCAATAATTTTCGGCCTCCACTACTTTCTTAGGTTCAGGTTTACCTTTTTCCCGCCACTGGAGACACCAGACCTCTTTGCGGTCAGACGACCACGACCAGCGCACGCACTCAAAGACTGGCGCAGGCGCTTGTAACGTTGGCGGTGGTGGTGGCAGCGCGTCCATCAGCGCAGCTTGAAGTGATCCCAAAAAGCCGCAGCCGCCACGAACAGACCGCCTAGCCATAGCAAAGGTTTGGCTAATTTGCTAAGTGTCTCTAGCACTTTGAACGCGCCTTGGGCAGCGCTGAAAGCAGCAGTCACATCCTTGGTGCTTTCGGTCAGGGCGTCCACCTTAACCTCGACAGCCACCAGGCGGTCGTAGATTTCTCGGTGGGTGATGTCTTGGGTCATGGTGCTGGCGCCGGTGGGGGGACTTGAGCTTCTGCCTGTTCTTTAATCTTGACGATAAGGGGCCACACACCGCTGGACGATGGCAATGCCCCAAGCGTTTGCAGGACAAAGTTAATCTCGTTAACTTCAAGTTCCAGCTTCATGCTGCGCCCCAAGGCATGCCGTCAAGCACAGCAGGAGCAGCCAAGGCAGCAAGCTGTGTGTCGAGTGAGGCTTCCATTGCTGTCAAGTCCAAAGCCGTGCCAAGCCACGCAAGCACATTGGCTTCAGTGACATCGGCAAACGGAATCACTGTGTCGCCAGCAGTCAGGCCCACAGAGCCATAGCTGGATGCTGTGTGTTCACCAGATGTCTTGGATGCGCTCCAGTGAACTGTGGTGATGATGCCTGTTGAGGCTTCGCGGTTTAGTTGGTTGATAGTGAGTTGCATGATGGTTCCTTAGATTGAAGTGATGGTCTGCCAAGCAGAACCGGAATAAACACAGAGTTTTGCAAGTGTTGTGTCAAAGACCATCAAACCAGCAGCAGGAGAGGCAATGGCGTTCTTCTGTGTGGTTGTCATGTTGGGCATTCTCACGCCCTTGGTGGTGCTTTGTGCGTCTAGGATGGCTGAGGCAGAGGGCGAACTCGTCCCAATACCCACATTGCCGCCAGATGTAATCCGCAACTGTTCTGCCGCAGAACCAGATTGTCCAGTTCCAAACGAAAGAGCGCCAAGCCCTGTAGTGCCTTCTGTGGAGCTAAGAATAAAACTGTGAACCCCGACTGGCCCTGGAGTAGCGTCCGATGTATAAAACTCAATTCGACCAGTTTGTTGGCTGGCTCCAGAGGAAATATCTGAATCTGAAAAACGCAGCGTATTGTTAGAAGCACCCCCGTCGTTATTCCCAGAAATTTCTAATTTGGTATTAGGTACACTAGTCCCAATACCTACATTACCATCACTACCCTGCACAAACAGCGCATGAGTGTTGGTGTCGCTTTCAACACGGAAGTCGTAGTCACCGCCATCTTCGTTAAACACAGTTCCAACACTACCAGACAGCCTCATCAACTCTACACTAACGCCTGCCGCAGAAACGGCAAATTCTGCTCTACTGGTCGGGGTGGCTGTGTCGTCTGATGTTGTTGCTATATCAAATACTTCAATATCAGAAGCGTTAAATACGCTGAAATGCCCAATGTCTGTGGTTCCAGCAAAACTGCCTTTTAATCGCAAACTGGCTCTGGTTGTTCCGGCAATCTGAGCGATTACGCCTCCAGTACCAGAGACATCCAATTTATTCGTTGGCGTAACACCTATACCTACGTTACCAGAGCTATTAATTCTCATAACCTCCGCACCGCCCTCAGTAAAGGCAATGGTGTCAGCGGCAGGGAAGAAGATGCCGGTGTTGGTGTCGCCTGTGGTGGTGATGGCTGGTAATGCCGCTGTGCCAGCAGAGAATGTAGCTACACCGCTTACAGACAGTTCAGTGAAGTTACCCGCTGCACCGCCCTCAACCCGCTGCCAAATTGTGCCGTTGAAGGTAGCCCAGTCACCTACACCCCAGTTGCTGACGCCGTTCAGGGTTGTACTACCCGCAACCGACACGATGTAGAAGGTATTAGCCGTGCCAACGCCAGATGCCAGTGTCGGTGTATTGGTGCTTGCGTTCCAAGTGCCTTTGTAGACCAGCGCCGATGAGATCAGATCGATCTGGTCTTGCAGGCTGGTCAATGTGTCTAGCACGCCTTGACTTGTACCGCCGCCATTGGTGATGACTTTGATCTGCTCTGCCAACTCAGGGGCAACCACCTCGCCCACATTAAGCAACCGTCCAGACGAAAGACTGATGATCAGGCTACCGTCAAAGTCGATATAAGCATCGCTGACAGAAACGCCATCTTGACCATCAATGCCGTCGCTTCCGTTCAGGCCATCAACGCCGCGAAGCCCAGCAACGCCGTCTTTGCCGTTGCGTCCGTCCTTGCCGTCACGCCCATCCTTGCCGTCAATACCGTTGCGGCCATCTTTGATGGTAGACACTCGCTTTTCAATCACCGTGGTTACGCCATCGTATTTTTCACGGATGTCAGAGTCGATCTTCTTGAGGGCTTGGATTACCAACTGCACATTCTCAGCGGCCTTGCGCTGTTGCATTGCCTTGACCTCCGAAACGGAGTTGCTTACCGACTTAAACAGATTGTCTGCAATGCCGTCTACTGACGCATCATCAAAAATTTTATCGATTGCCATTTGTAAGCTCCGTGTTCAAATTTTCAAGGAAGTCGTTTTCCAAATCCACAACATTGCTCTTGGCGTTATTCATTTGCAACTCAACAATTTTAGACTTGTTCTTAATGTCCGCCTCTTTAAGCATCAACTCAGCAATCTTGACCCGCTTGTCAAATTCATTGCTTTCGTTGCCAGATGGAAGATTCTTAGTTGCCGAGGCCAGCACCTTGGCTTGAACCTCTTGCGGCATAAGCTGCGTTTCCACCGATAACTTCTGAGCTTCTGCCCGATTCTGCTCGGCCTGAGTCGTGCTGACCGCAATCTGAGCCTGTGCCGCTTGCAGTGCCAGTTGCTGCTGGGCTTGCTCCAGTTGCTGCGCCTCTGGGTTGGGCTGGCTCATCTGATCCAATGCCGCAATCATTTCATACCTGTTAGACAGGCTGGAATTGGCAAAAATGCCCTTCAGAATAATCGGTAGCACTGGTGTATTCGGGCCAAGCGTCTGCAACAGACCCACAAACTGCTGCTGTTCGTACTCCCGCGCAATGATGCCTAGCGTGGCCGTCGGGATAAACCGCATATCCACCGATGGATAGCGTTCTGGGTCGAACTGCATGAAGCGAAACGCCGCCTTCTGGATGAACGGGATCAAGAAATCCTCTTGGAAGTTCACCAGTGTGCGTTTGTACTTCTTGATGATGGTGGCAACCGCCATTGACATGCCAGCGCCGTCCCGATTGCCTTGGCTGACCATGCCTTGGCCGTCCATCGTGCCAGTGGCTTGGAGCAACATGCGCTCAAACTCTTTGGCCGTGTTCAGATTGTTAAGACTTGTCTCGCCAAACTTGAACGGGTACAAAATCTCAGATGGATTGCCGTTGACCAAGAACGCTTTGCCAGGTTTCACCTCAAACTTAGCGCCCCGTGGCAGTCGAGAAGCGTCCAAACCAATCATTGGTGAGGTGGTCAGCGCCAGTGAGTCCAGATGGCTACGAACTTGCGCGTCGATGGCCTTCTGCATGTTGTAGGACTTCTCCACCGTACCCCTGCCCAGCAGTCGATTCGGAACAGTATCGTCTTGATAAGACAGAACTGGCCTGTCTTTCATCATGTACGGGTTTTCTTCAGCTTTTAGCAGCAAACCCTCGTTGGCAATCACGACAATGGCTTCAACCATATCGCTATAATCTTCTGCAACCGAGTCGTCGGGAAATAACTCCTCAACTTCCACGTCTTTCTCGGTCAGGTACTCCCTTGGCACAAGGCCGTAGTACGTCAATAATCTGACCTTGCCATCCCGATATTGGCTGACCTCTTGGGTCGGCTCAAGATCAGTGTCTTCATCGCCCGTGGTGATGTTCACCTTGCGGTAGATGCCCTTCTCAATGCCTTCCACGACCTTGTGGATGCTGACAAACTTCTCAATCGCCACGCCCATGCAGTCATCAATGCTTGTGCCATTGGGGTCAAACAAGAAATTCTTAGGGTTGACCGGCATGATCTTCACCGCAATGCGGCTTTTCTCCACCACACCAATGGCCGCTTGCCCCATCTGGCCTGGAATCGGCTGGGTGGCTGGCTCAAAGATTTTCTCCGTCTTCACGACGATCTCGCCAATGCCCGTGCCATAGATTTCAGCCATCAACTCGATCTGGTCGATAGCTTTTCTAATCTTGTCCTGCTTAAAGTCTTCCATCATCTGGGCTTTGAGCGCCTCGACATCCAACGGGTTGCCGTTGACATCTTTGAGATCGTCTTCAATGTCAAAGAACTCGCCCTGACCAAAGATCGCTTCCATGATCTCAGCATGGCGGGTTTCCACCGCTTGCTGGGTGGCAGGAGTCACGATTCTGCTGCGCTCAGACTCTCGCGTCTTGTCCTCGGCAGCCCATTCGCCACGAAAGATGCGCTCATATTCTAGGTAGTTCGGGAGAAAGTTCGTATCACGCCAGTCGCGCCAGCGGTCACAGTGGTCAATGACGAAAGAGGTTAGCTCTTTGTCGTTTTCTGTTGGTTCGTCGAACTCATTTTGATCCATAGCGTTACCTCGTTGTGTCGGCTATTGTATTGCCAAAGGGGTCTGTGTACATGGGGCTTGCCAACAGGTCAGGGGCTGCTGCACCCATCGTGGCCGCAACCGCTGCACTTCTGCGAAACGGGTCAAAGGCTGCAAAGCGGGATCTAATTTGATCGGGGTTAATAATTGCAATTTCGTTTATTGATTTGTCAAGAGAGTCTTGCAAAATCATTGCATCAATTGTTTTGTTGGTATCTGGAGCATTGGTGGCACTATAACGACCCTGAGCATTTGGCAACAGACTCAATGGGTTTTCCATCCTTAGATTTACAGGGTACATCACGCCAGCACCCTCTGGCGCATAGCTACCAGCGTACTCGGCTTTTGGACTAAAAAAACTACCACTTCTAAACGACATATATCCAACGGGTTGATTCTGTGCTTGCCTGTTTTTATACCATTCAAGGGTTTTATCACCCTCAGGTGTACCTCCTTCAGGCATAAATTTTTGAATATCTTTTGATGCTGTCCCATGATAAGCCTCAACATCAAACCCCATCGCCTTTGCCCTCTGCTCTGCCGTATTGCCAGCACGCAAACCAAGGCCACCTTGCTCAACTGGCAATGCAGCACGCTGTTGGGCCAAGTCTAGGGCGGCTTGTTGGGGGGCTTGGGGCGGCATAAAAACCTGCCTTTGCATCGTAGGTGAAACCAGATTCACCGACGAATATTCATCCATGATTTTATAAACATCATCAAGTGATGCTTCAGGCTGCCCTGGTGGCCTACGCCCAAGTCGGTATGCAGTCTTTGCCGCTGCCCGCGAAGATACTTGCCCTTGCAAAACCGGAAAGTCTTGCATTACTTGTGCTTGCAAACTCTCACCAATTTTTTGGCCTCTAAATTTCTCAGGCACTTCTAAGCTAAGAACAGACGCAGAGCCGTCAGGCTTGCTTAGAACTTCAATAGACCCACCGCTATTTGGCTCTGTGTACCTAACCCTAGCTGAACCAGCGCCAAAAATGTCAGAGGCATCTCTTGATGCAACATTAAATTTTGATCCAACATTTTTAATACTCGCCCCAACTGGCAACCCCCTAGTCAATCTCGCCGCAGGCCCAACCCCAGGCGCAAGCGTCAGCGCAGCCTCTAGCGCCTCGGGCCTCATGCGGGTCGTGCCGCCAAGGCCACCAGCACCAGTGAACAAGCCTCTGCCTGAAGGGTTGTAGGATAAATTTTCTAAGGTAGACGGAACGCCAGTGCCACGAATGAAAGAGGCTATGCCCTGCATCTGTTGAGTGCGCCTCGGATCGCTCATGTAATCCAATGGCACATTCACAAAGTCAGAGAACAGCCCGAACAGTGGATTTCTAGGCGTTGGCCTAATTTCATCTGCCATCTCACACCCCGCTTATTACATCCATCGGCTCCCACGCATCGTCATCATCTTCTTCGAAATAGCTTGTCACGGCCAATTGGTCGATATATGACAGCGCATCCGGCAAGTCATCATGCACACCCTGCGAGGGAAACATCAGAAGCTGGTCAACAAAGTCTGCCCAGTCTTCTTCGCTGTTCAGGATGACTCGGCCATGCTCAAACCTTCCTTGAAGCGACCAGATGATTCTATCCGCTTTCTTACGATTGCCGTGGGTTAAATCAACAATATGGCTGTAGACATTGTTTTTTCTCATCAAATCACTCAAATACGGCAGAACAGCGTTCTTCAGCGCCCCCCTTTCAATGCCGATACTCAGAGGCCGGTATTCCCGCATTGCCATCAGAATCTTGGAGGCTGTCTCACGGATGTCCCACCTACCATGCTCAATCTCTTTAACCCACCACTTGCCATCCTCCGTTACCTTGACCACCGCAATGGCCGACTCATCCAACCGCTTCTTGGCATTGGCCGCTTGCTTGGCAACTTCTTCAAAGCCAGCCAAGTCCACCGCGACAAAATAGCTGCCATGCTCCGGCTCAACCCCGTATTTGATCCACTCCTCTTTGAACACATCCGCGCCAGCGTTTGAGAACGACGCCATGTATTCTTGTTTGAACGAGAAGCTGGACAGGGTCTTCTTGGCGCTCTCAATCTCCGTTGGGTCGATCAGGGGGTTGTCAGCCGTGGTGAAGTGCCAGGACTTCCAATCTGCGTCCTTCTCATCTTGCCCTAAGTTGTACAAGTCATAGAACCAGTTCCGGCCCTTGGGAGTTCCAATGAACATCGCCCGACCCTTACGGTCTGACAAGGAAGCCCTGATAACCTGTTCCCATGCCTCGGGCTTGATGTCGGCCACCTCGTCCAGCACCGCATAAGTTAAGGAAACGCCGCGCAAGGTGTCTGGCCTGTCAGCGCCACGTACGTATATACGTGCGCCATTGATCAGCGTGATGTCCAGATTATTGACGTGGCTGGACTGGATCACCTCTCGCCCCAGATCAAGCAACAAGTCCCAGATAATCTGCCGCGACTGTCCCATTGTGGGACTGACGTACAGCACCGCCGAGCCTTGTGGACAGCGTAGACCCTCAATGATTAAGGTAGTAGCCGCCAGTCTGGACTTGCCGCACCGCCGTCCGGCTGCGATGACCTTAAACCTAGTCTGGTCTGTATATACATCTTGTTGCCAAGGCAGTAGGCTGAAGTTGAGATCAGACATCCGTAATATCCTCTACAAGCTGGGGAGGCGCACCAAGACCCGTGATGTTGATCGTCACTGCGCTTCTCTGAGACTTGTCTTTTTCAAACATGCTCACCGGAAGCGTCCTGTCCATGCACATCTTTAGCGCGGCCATCTGGCCTGGGTGTTCGTCGTTGAGCGCAATCTGGATCACCTTTTCGGCCACGTCCTTGCCGCCAGAACGAATCATCAACTCCTTCAATTCCTTGATGCGCTGGTGGTCCGTCTTGGGTAGCGTTGCTGGCGGGTTGTCAGCGTAGCGCTGGATTGTCATCTGGACTTCACTTTTTTTCTTAGCCACTTTACCCTTTCGGAGTTTTTGCCATTCTAGCTTTTTCAGAGGGGGGGAGGGTACAACAATATTCACCGCCGACCGCGACCCCCTCCCCCCCCATCAAAAAGTCCAAAATCCTAGGGTTTTCCCGATCCGATGTTCCACAGTGTCCATTATGTTAAATGGACTTTGACTTATCCACAGAAAATGTAATACCAATTGCCTAGGATTGTGGGTAACTTATTTGCGTTGTGGATAACTTGGACAAAAACCCTGTGGACAACCGCAATTTTGGGGTGATTTTGGATCGGGGAGAAGCGCGAGAGCGTAAGAGGCGGGTGGTGCTTCCCCGCAGTACCTGGCGTTACCACCACCAAAACAATCATCCTTAAAACATCTGGCATCTGAAGGCACGCTAATGCCTCGCCAATGGCTTGTATAGGGGCTACAAGGCTTCGTTATCCTGAGCTTGTGGTATCACCAGTGAAATGCACTGAAGGGGCGTAGACGGCCTTAGTCCAAGATTGTAGAAATGCCGGTAAGTCTCAAGCACTTCAAGGAAGCCAGCGGACATATCACCACGGCCAGCGGTCAGCAGGATCGTTCTCTCCGCATCACCAAGCTGGCGCTGAAAGTACTTAACGGTTGGACTAGCCTTACCTGCCATCACCATCCCTCAAAAAGTTATCCACAGGCTAGACTCAATTCCAAGTCTAACCCTCAAAAGCCCTGACGCAGCATGACCCTATGACCCCAACCCTTAGGGTTGGGGGTCAGGGAGGGTCAACTTTGCTGCTTTTTTGAGCACTTTTGACCCTGACCCTGACCATGACCCTAGGGTCATTTAGGGTCAACATTTAATAAGTTATCCACAGGTTATCCACAGGGGTAATTTATCTCAAACTGGTGCATTCTTCCGCATCAACATGCTGCTAGCTTGGGTTTGATCCACCATAATCCACCCATGATCCGTTGGCTCAATCATGCCAGCCTGTAGCAAAGCGCCGATCAACTTGTCATTGTAGGACGGGTTAATCATGTTTCTGACGGTGCGCTCGGCGTTCCCATCTGTTGCCAGCTTGTCTTTGAGGGCAGACCTGGACAGATAGGGTTGCTCATTGACAACCTCTGCACCGCTGGCCCACCAAGCGTTTTCCCACATTTTGCGGTGGGCATCTATCTTGGAGTCCTTTTTAGATGGTGCGGCTGGTGCGCTAGCTTGGATGGGAACAGCACTGGTGACTGGTTGATTGTCCTCGTCGTACCACCTTGGGATGGTGACTTGGTGTAAGTCCATGAAGATGGGGCTGGCGATTTCAGCGTCCTTGGACTTACGCTGAACCAGTTGCAGGGGTTGGTTTGGGCCGGACGGGATGACGCTGATCTCAATATCTAGTGCGCCTCGCCAAGCGGATGATCCTCGGGCGCGGTGCTGGGCTTCTTCGGATACGCCGGTATGGTGGACTAGGATGACCGAGCAATTGAACTCCAGCATCAAATTGGAGCAAGCGTCCAGCATGGTCTTGGCGTCTTGGGCGCTGTTCTCATCACCGGCCAAGAATCTATGTAGGGTATCTACTACTATGACTTTGGGCGGGTCGGGGAGCATACGGACATGCTCGATTACTTTGAGGTAGCCAACGGGGGTGTTCAGGTCGCAGCCGTGTTTGGAAAGCCACATACTGAGTTTTCCGGCGCTGTGGTGGTGTCTCCATGCGGCTATCCGTCCGCGCAGGCCGTGATGACCTTCACCGGCTAAGTAGACAACATTGCCTGATTTAACCTTGTTTCCGCACCAATCGGGGGTGGCGCTGGCTATCCGTAAGCACCAATCAAGCACCACAAAGGTCTTGCCGCCGCCTGATGGGCCGTGAACCATGACGAGGGCTTGCTCTTGCACCCAACGCTTGACTAGCCATGAGATGGGGCTGGGCTGGGAGGAAAAATCGTCGGCGGGAACGAGCCAGTCGGTCACTGATGGCACTAAAAGGCTAGCCAGATCATGCCCAGCTTGGACATAATCGTTGGCATCACCGAGAATCGGAGGCATAACCATGCGTGCGCCGTATTTGGCACTGGCTTGTTCGGCATAGCGCTGGCCTACGCCGGAGGCGTCGTTATCGGCCACCACCACGATTTCCTGAGTTGGGCCGTGCTTTTCTCGCAATGAGCCGGTCACTGGCACTAGGTTGCTAGCGCTGTAGGCTACAACCACGGGGCGATTGGTGGTTTCATGGATGGTGGCGGCAGTAGCAAAGCCTTCAGCGACATAAAGCGTGCCAGGCTCATCTAATGAGCCTATCTGCCAGAACTTGCCACCAGTTTGACCGCCTGAGTGGTACAGCTTGCCGCCTTCGTGGTCTATGTACTGAAGGCTGGACAATGAGCCGTCTGCATCGTACAGCGGGACTACCAAGCGGCCATCGCCCGTAGCCCTAGCGCCATGAACGCCGATACCTTTCTTGGCTAGGTATGGATGATCTGCAAGGGCTGCTTGTGCGCCTGTCCATATTTTCTCGACTGTTTCACTAGCGACCTGATGCTGGCGCTCGATGGCGGCGTCTCGCAACGCCTTAGCCTCTGCTAAGCGCATGGCATGTGACATTTCCTCGGTTTGGCTTAGTTTTCGGCCTATGTCCGCACGCCAAGTCTGCTCCATACCCGCACGCCAACACCCAAAGCGGCCAGCAGGGATGCCATCGCCAAACACCAAATACCAGCCAGGCTTGTCGCCGTGGCCTGGCGATCCCTTTGTGCCAGAGCGAAACCGATGAATCTTGCCGTCAAAATGAATTTGATCTGGCGGCTCAAGCCCCGCAGCACGCATGGCGTCAATAAGTTGCGCCTCGGGGGGGGCGACTAGCTTTTCAGGGGATGGTGACCACGGGCCACCAAGGATATTTGATAGGTCAGCCATGCGCTACCACCTTGTCTGCCTTCAAAACCCCAGCCGTCTTTACCTCTAACTCGTACTGCCTGCCCATTGGAGGAGTGTCGCCCCATTGGTAGATGACTTGAGGCCAAACACCTAAGGCATCAGCCAGCTTTTTGAGAGTGCCGTAATGGGCAATTGCTTCCTCGGTTTTCATGGTGTTCTGCCTTTGTTGAAAAAATATGTTGACATCATATCTTTTAATTGTGGTAAAGTCTAGCCACACCCAGAACAGATTTCCTGAAGTGGGTGAAAAACAAGGAGAGCCAAGATGGCTATCAATCTAAAGTCAACAGGTGGTCTAACCGCCAATGGAGTGAAGTTGTTGGTGTACGGGCAAGCTGGTGCGGGTAAAACCACGCTGGTTAAGACGCTGCCCAATGTGATCGTGCTAAGTGCCGAGGGCGGCTTGCTGTCTATCCAAGACGCTGATCTTCCTTACATTGAGATTACATCGATGGACGATTTGCGCGAGGCGTTTAGTTGGTGCAAGGACAGCAAGGAGGCATTAGGCTTTCAATCGGTGGCGCTGGACTCAATCAGCGAGGTGGCCGAGGTGGTGCTGGCCTTTGAGATGAAGAAGTCCAAAGATGGCCGCGCAGCCTACGGTGAGATGAACACCACCATGCAAGAGTTGATCCGCGCCTTTCGTGACTTGCCAGGCAAGCATGTTTACATGTCGGCCAAGCTGGAGAAAAGCACGGACGAAATGGGCAAGATGCTCTACAACCCTGGCATGCCAGGCAAGAGCCTGACCCAAGGCTTGCCCTACTTCTTTGATGAGGTGCTGGCACTGCGAGTTGAGCGCGATGCCGAGGGCGTAACGCAACGCGCATTGATGTGCGATTCGGATGGCCTCTGGTTGGCAAAGGACAGGTCGGGCAAGTTGGAAGCGTGGGAAGCGCCTGACCTTGGTGCAATCATTGCCAAGATTGGGGGTAAGGCATGAAACACGATCAAGCATTTCCTGTTCATTACAACGGCCATGAGGGCATGACATTGCGGGATTACTTTGCTTCTAAGGCCATGCAATTGATCATGGCCGAAACAATAAGTTCAGATTCAGAAATAACTGATGATGAAGTTGCGCTTGCTTCTTATCGTATGGCTGAGGCTATGTTGAATGCGAGGGAACTATGAGCGACCTAGAAACCCTAAGCGCAGATTGGCTGCGCTACAAAGCTCTTGAGGAGCGCACGGTAGTTGAGCGCCGCAAGATTGAAGACCAGATTGTTAAAGCCCTGCGATTGCCTGATGCCTTTGAGTCTACTGAGACAGCAGAGCCAGATGGCTATGTGGTCAAAATCTCAGGCCGCATTGACCGCAAGGTTGATTCGGAGAAGTTGCAGATGCTGGCTACCGAGTCAGGACTGACCGAGCATCTGGCGACCTTGTTCCGCTGGAAGCCAGAGCTAAACCTGACGCTCTGGAAATCAGCAGATGAAACAATCACCAAGCATTTGGCTGGTGCTATTACGGCCAAGCCTGGCCGTCCCTCTTTCAAAATCACCATTAAGGAATAATTATCATGGCTTTTCTCACCGAGACTTTTGACGTTAACGAGTTACCTGTTGGCAACGCTGGCAACTTTGAACCGCTGCCTGCTGGTTGGTACACATGCACCATCTCGCAAGCCGAGCTAAAAGATACCAAGGCTGGCAATGGTCAGTACATCAAGCTGCGCTATGACATCACTGGCCCGAGCCACCAAGGTCGTGTCGTGTTTGGCAACCTCAACATCAAGAACGCCAACCCAAAGGCCGAGGAGATCGGACGCCAACAGTTAGGCGAGATCATGCGTGCGATTGGGCTAGCGAAGGTTGCCGACACTGATCAATTGATTGGCGGTCAGATCAGCATCAAGCTGGACATCAAGCAGGACGCACAGTATGGCGCAAGTAACGAGGTGCGGGGCTTTAAGTCGGTGTCTGGAAGCGTAGCGCCAACAGCTACAGCAGCACCAGCCTCTGCGCCAGCCGCCACGGGTAAGGCAGCGCCACCTTGGGCTAAGAAGTAAGTTTCGGGGGAAAAGCGGATGCTGGTGTCGCAACCCGCGTCACGCAATTCGGATTACCGTGTTGCAAACAGTGCAGCGAGTACCCCCACCTTAAAAAAAAGCCCCGACTGTTGAAGGTCGGGGCAAATGTCAATCAAGGAGAGAACCAATGAAGATTCCCGAACCAGATAATAACATTGCGGCTTTAGTTGACAAGCACCACGAATCAAAGACCGAGAAGCCAAGGCCGCACCTTGGGGCTAGTACGCTAGGCCACGCTTGTGACCGCTGGCTGTGGTTGTCGTTCCGGTGGGCGGTGCAGCCTGAGTTTCCAGGCCGGATTCTGCGATTGTTCCGCAGGGGTCACAACGAGGAGGCCACCATCATCAGCGACTTGCGTGCCATTGGACTGGATGTCCGCAAGGTATCTGCACAGCACCGAGTTGACTTTGGAAGCCATGTCTCCGGCAGCTTGGACGCCATCATTGACAAGGGCGTTCCCGAAGCCCCGAAGGCCAAGCATGTGGCCGAGTTCAAGACGCACAGCAAGAAGTCATTTGATGCGCTGGTCAAGGATGGCGTGGAGAAGGCCAAGCCTGAGCACTTCAC